TATGTGGATAACCTGGACGAAGCCAGGAAGCAGGCCCGCGAGGAAAACAACGCGCACATTGCCCTGTGTGACGCCGATACGATGCACGTCGAGTGCTGCTGACCATCAATCCCACCCCGGAGGTCACGAGGGTAGAAAGGACACATCGATGACGAAGAAGCAGTTCCGCAAGAAAGCAGCCATCGCCAGGAAGCTCGGCGTAGCCTACCTCGGGCACGGCGCGAAGCTGTACTACGAGAAGGGAGATTCCTTCCCATGGACGATGCTGGACAAGAACGGCATCACGGTAGATGTCGCCGAGACCTCCGAGCAGCTGGAATATCTGTTCGAGTAAGTAAAACGCCTGCGCTACCGGGCATACGGGCAGAAAGGACAATACCATGAATCACAACCTCGCCTTTGAATGGCTTACCGGCTGTGCCGCGGACAACATGATTCGACTGTTCCGGGAGTTGGATATCGAATATAAACGCTCAATGTATGGACTCCGCGCGGCCATCGGCCCTGATTCGGAGATGGTGCCCGTCTCCTACTACCGCATTGAGGGCAATATCTTCGGTATCGTCCAGGCACCGCAGATGACGAGCGAGTATTTCGGCATCACCCCCGAACGGCTTCACGCAGACAAGGGCGACGGCTACACAAAGGAAGATTGCGTGCTGCTCGACAAGAGCCCGGACGCCAACCCGTTCTGCGACACGCTGCTGGAAGCGCTGGAAAAGGCAGAGCACTACAAGGAGATCGGCTATGACGACATCGTGGTTTTGCAGCGCCTGAACAGCCACTATGCCGTGATCGCCCACGGCTGAGAAGGGAGAATACAATGGGATTTGAGGATTTCGTCGATATCAACAAGGACAAGACGCCTGCTGAAAAGCTGTACCTGCTGGTCAGGACGATGAACATGATCTCAAGCGCGCGTGTTGGGCTTGCAACCACACAGACCCCCGACGGCAAAGAACACTACCGCCGAGAGATCGAAGGACAGAATAAGCGCGCCGAGTGGCTCTGCAATGAGATTGAGGCTGCGCTGAAAGGAGCGACAACATGAGAGAAATATCAATCGTCAAGGAAAAGCTCGGAATCGCAAGCTGCAACGTCTGCTTCGGAAGAAATTACGAAACGGACAATGAAAACGCCCTCGGAGATTACAAGAAAAGCCTGTACAATCTGCATATCGGTAATCTGTGTATCTGCCTGTGCAAGGATTGCCTGAGGCTCATTGACGACAAGATCACTGCGTTCCTTGACACGGAAGCCGAGGACGCCAAGGAGGAATGAGCGTGACGATCAAGATCATCGGCCCGGACTTTGACGGTTACGCCGTCGAGGTTGAAGGAGACATCATCATGGAATGCATGTCGGAATCCGAAGTGAGCGATCTGCGCGTGGGTGAAGCTATCGACATCTGGAAGGAGAATATACATGCGTGAACGAACCATCAAAGCCGCGCGGCACCACGGCATACTCGAACGCCTGCAGCAGCTTGAAGCAGAGCTCCTGAAGCTGACATACGTCAAGGATGTGGATTTCGACATAGACAACTACGACGAGATACCTTACGTCATACTGGTTCCTCACTACGACATTCCAGTGGGTGAGCCGCGATATTACAGTTTGAGGCAGAACACGCTCTGCAACATCCTCGTCGCATGCAGCCAGTTCGATCTATGGCCCAGCGGAGACACGATAGAGGATATGGGTGAGCACTGGTACATCGTCCGCATGATTGGAAATACCTGGCCGAGGATTAAGAATCACGAAACGGCAATGGAAACCTGCGGGCGTGAAGATGAAGAAACGCCTGCGGGAGCGTCATTTGCGGGGGCTGTTTCATAGCCCCATAACTCGCCGCTTTTTGGCCGTTGACGCGCCGCATTTGAAAATGCTATAATGTATCCTGACAATGAAAGGCATGAGCGCCTCCGAAGCGGGTATCGGAGGCGCTTTTTTATGCCAATAACAGAATGGAGGCGTTTCCCCATGCAGAAGTTGAAGAACCCGAATATCAAGATCGCCGCCAGCGCAGCCGCGAGCTGGGCCTGGGGCACTTCCCTGGTGGTTGGCCGCAGCACACTTCAGACAAAAGGCCTGATGGCTTTTCTGATCTGGGGCATCTGCAACAGCATCGCGCTCCCCCTTTTCTCACTGGTCGTCCACAAGGTGAAGCCCTTGAAGGGCATCATCAACAGCAAGCCGCTGACCCTGTTTATGACGATCATTCAGGTCTTTTCGGTATGGATTCAGATGAACGCCATCTACGAAATCTGCATGCAGACCGGTTTTATGAACGCCACCGTCGCCCAGGTCATCGCCTATACCACGGCCGCGATCTTCATCATGGCCATGTACAAGAACGGCCTGTTCCGTTCGATCATGTCGGACCAGGTGCAGTGGGGCGGCGTGATTGTGTTCTCGGCGCTGATCTGCGTGGTGGGGCTTCTGACGCACAATCTCAACCCCGAATCCATTCAGATGAACGCCACGGCCGACAATCTTCATTGGGGCATCAAGTCCGGCCTGATCCTGTTCTGCGGCCCGATCATGGACATTCAGCATTGGCAGCGCATTGACTACGCTGACCAGCAGGACGCGACGAGGGCCTATATACTGGCAGGCCTCATGTTCGCCGGTTACCTTGTGCTTGTGGCCCTCACCGCTTTCCTGCAGTTCAACGCAGTCATGTACGCCATGCTGATGCTGGCGGTCTATTGTGTGGCGACGAGCACGCTGGACAGCGCAGCGGTGGCGATGCAGAAGCTCGGCGGTCGTAACCTTGGCCTGGCGCTCGGCCTAATTGCCGTTGCGACATGGCAACTGGTTATCAACGTCGGCGTGTTGAATCTGTGGACATACATGGGAACCGTCAGGCTGTATGTGTGCGTCGGCTGCCTGCTGCTGTCCGCGATCCTGGCCGTGAAGAACAGAGGGAGGGCGTAACCATGGCTTTCAAGTATGAAGATGGCATGATAGCCGTAACCGAGCTTCGGCATCCTGAAAGGAATGTTCGCATCCATGGACAGAAGCAGATCGACGAGATGGTTCGTTCGCTGGAATTTGCCGGACAGACGAAGCCCATCCTGATCGACGAGAACAACGTCGTACTCGCAGGCAATGGCCCGTTGGACGGCATGATTCAGCACGGCGACAAGGAAGCGTGGTATCGCCGCGTCATCGGGGCAACCGAGAACGACAAGAAGAAGATCATGACCATGGACAACCGGCTCTATGCGCTGGGGTCCGACAACCATGATGTCATCGAACAGTTCATCCGCGAGCTTGCGGAGGCCGGCGAGGCCGACATACCCGGCTACGACCAGGCAATCATCGACACGATAGCCGCTGAAACCGAAGAAGTCACCCAGATGATGCAGAATTACGGCGTGATGACGGAGGACGACAAAAACCGCATCGACAAAGCCGCAGAGCGCAAGGCGGCTATCGAGAGCGGCGAGGTCGTTCCGGCCTATAATTCTCCCACGCAGGGCGGCGCACCGGCTCCTGGGGCCGTCAGAGGCCCGGACACGCCCGCTGCCGTCAAATATGACGATCAGACAGGCGAATGCGAGCCACTGACGCCGGAGGACGAGGCCGAGAATGACAGCGTCCACTTTGTCATCTGTCCGCACTGCGGCACCAAGATTTACTACGACCCGTGATGGAGGCGCGCCATGGAAAAAGAGGAATATATCCCCCATCTTGACAATGCGCCGGCAGATGAAATCATAAAGCGGCCCATCTGTCCCCTGACCTACCTGACGAATGAACAGCGCTGCGTTCGATGCGCGCACAACTGCGCGTGGTACGATCACTATGAGCAGAAGTGCGCAATACTTGTGATTTCGTCCAGGGCCAGCAAATTATCAGGCTTCATGGAAAAGATATCCAAAGCCATGCGATAGCAACCACATCAACACGGCGGTGGCGGAATAGACGCGAGCAGACAAGAATAATCGCGTTGCGTTGGCGTATCGTGCTGGCGTGGTGGGATTGGGAATCTGCAGCGGGAGGCGTGAGCGACGTGCCACGAAGCAAAGCGCTCCAGTAGACGCAAGGTGAGCCTGCAACGTGTCTTATGCAGTGACACGCAGGGTTTGAGCCTGTATGTAGCGCCGAATACTGCATGGCAGCTACGACATGCGGGGTGGAAATCCCCGCCCGCATTTTTCAATGAATGACAATGGCCATCAGGACATTGAACGGCGCTTCTCCGCGAATCCAAGCGCGGCGTCCGATGTTGGAGCGCCTGGCCAGCGTAAAACCTGCGGAGGCGGTGGGGCCGCGGGATTATCCGAAAGAAGGTGTGAATATGAGCACGGTATTGAAGCGGCAAGCCGATATTGATGTTGTCACCGCTGCCAAGATGCGGCTCGTCAACATCTTCAACAACGGCACCAAGGTCTACATCAACTTCTCCGGCGGCAAGGACAGCATGTGCCTGGGCCAGCTGGTAGTCGAGCTGATACAGGAAGGAAAGATCAACCCCGCACAGATCGAGGTTGTGTTCATCGACGAAGAGGGCATGTACGAGGACATCATCGAGAACGTGAAGTGGTGGAGGAAGAAATTCCTGCTGCTGGGCTGTAAGTTCACATGGTTCTGCCTCCAGGTCAAACACTTCAACTGCCTGCATGCGCTGGTCGACGACGAAAGCTGGATATGCTGGGACGAGACCTGCCCGGACAAATGGATCCGCAAGCCGCCGGCCTTCGCGGTGTTCAAGCACCCCATGCTGAAGGAGCGCAGGGAGACCTACCAGAGCTTTCTCTCCAAGTACATGATCGACGGCGCCAGCGTGGACGGCGTTCGCATGTCCGAATCATTCCAGCGCGTGAAGTACATGTCCACCAGCATGGGCTCGATGATGGCAAAGCACGGCAAGGTTACCGTGGCCAAGAACAACCGCATCAGCCCGCTGTACGACTGGAAGGATTCAGATGTCTGGCTGTTCATCAAGGATCGCGGTCTCCCGCTGCCTGTGGCCTATATGTATCTGTATCAGGTGGGCGTCAATCGGAACCGGCTGCGCGTGAGCCAGTTCTTCGCCATCGACACCGTTGGCAGCCTGGTCAACCTGTCGCAGTTCTATCCTGATCTCATGGACAGGATATGCGAGCGCGAGGAAAACGCCTATATCGCCCTGCTGTATTGGGATTCGGAGATGTTCCACCGGCGCACCGCTGCCCGAAAGGCCATCGAGGACAATGAGCCGCCGAAGGACTACAAGGCGCTGCTGGAGGAAACCTTCAGGAATCCGGGACGCTATTTCACCAATCCCCACGCCATGCAGATTTGCCAAGCCTATAAGCGCGCCTACATCGGCCTGCAAAGCATGATGACGGAGAAGCACTACCGAAGGATGTACGAAGCCCTCAAATCCGGCGATACCAAGCGCCGGAGCCTGCGTGGTGTATGCGCAACCATCCGCTGCGACTACATCAAGAAAGCGCAGGAAGAGGAACGAGCCAGGAAGGAGCAACAGAATGGATGATATTCTCTCCCCGCTTCGCGGCGTACAGTTTGTGGATCGCCGGCTGTTGAAGCCGAACAACTACAACCCCAACAAGGTCTCAAAGCAGAACCTTGAGCTGCTCATTCAGTCCATTCTCGTGAACGGATGGACGATGCCGATTGTCTGCCGGCCTGATTATACGATCATCGACGGATTCCACCGCTGGACCGTATCCGGCATGGAGCCGCTGCTGTCAAAGCTGAAGGGCATCGTCCCCATCGTCATTGTTCACCACGACACGGAAGCCGAGGACATGTATGGTACCATCACCCACAACAGGGCGCGTGGTCAGCACATGCTCGAACCCATGAAGGCCATCGTAAAGAAGCTGATCGACGAAGGAAAGAGCGTCGCGGAGATCGGGAAACAGCTCGGAATGAAGCCGGAAGAGATATTCCGGCTCTCTGATTTCTCACGTGATGATTTCCTTGACCTGATGACGAAGGGCGTCACCGGGTACAGCAAAGCGGAGGTAGCGATTAACGTATAATTAACGCCGAAGATAGTGGCAAAAATGCGGATTTTTGCCCCCGGCAGATCGAAATATTGCGCTCCGTAAAAGTTTTGACACAAACAAATAAGTCGGAGGCGGTAAACGATGGCGAGGATACGAGCGCCGGAGCGAGAACAGGCAAAGGATATTTGGCTTCAATCCGACGGCAAATTGCCATTGTCACAGCTTGCCAAAGACATGAATGTTTCAGTCAGTACAATCCGAAGCTGGAAGTCGAAGGATGGCTGGCAGAACGAGCTTGACAGCAAGAAGCCAAAGAAGAAGATGGGGCCGCCGAAGGGCAACAAAAACGCCAAGGGACACGGCGCCCCGAAGGGTAACAAGAACGCCAAAGGGCATGGTGCCCCGAGGAACAACAAAAACGGCATGAAGCACGGAGCGTTTGAGCGCTTCGCTTTTGCTTTCATGGACGATGACGAGAAACAGGTCGCCAAGGAGACGGAAGTGGACAGCGTAGAAGCGGAGCTCCTGTCCACACTTGCGTTTCTGAAGGCCCGGGAGCTTCGCCTGATGAAGCGCATCGCGGCCATACGCGAGATCAACACGAAGATGAAGAACATGATGATTTCTTCCATCTCCACAAAGAAGTCAGAGAAGAAAACCGGCACCTTCACCGAGGACGAGAACGGCAAGATGGTGAAAGACAAAGGGACCGGCTTCTTTGACGGCGAGATGACAACCGAGACAACCACCAACACATCATCCACGGAGGACGCGCTGAACAAACTGGAATCCGAACTGTCGAAAGTGCAAGCCCAGAAGGTTAAGGTGCTGGCGCAGCTCGACACCATGAAGATCAACCGCGAGCGCCTGGCCATTGAGCGTCTGCGCGCCCAGGGTGAAAACGAACAGTCCAAATTGGCAAACGAATGGGTTGAGGCGCTTCTGGCAATCCAAGCGGAGGACGACGGAGCCGACGCCGAAAGCGAGGACGATGCCGATGAATGAGCGCGTCAAGGCTTTTATGAAGGTCCAGCGGAAATACCGCGCTGACCCTGTGGCGTTTGCGCGTGACGTTCTCCACTTTGACCCTGATGAAAACCAGGCCGCCGTGATGATGGACGTAGCACGATGCACCAGAGTCACTGTTCGCTCCGGCCAGGGCGTCGGAAAGACGGCGCTGGAGGCATGCATTGTGCTGTGGTTTATGACCACTCGCCCATTTGCCCGCGTGGTGGCCACTGCGCCGACGCGCCAACAGCTGCACGACGTTCTGTGGGCTGAAATTGAAAAGTGGAGAAGCAAATCCCCGCTGCTGTCCGCGATCCTCAAATGGACAAAGACCTACGTCTACATGACCGGCTACGAAAAACGCTGGTTCGCCGTTGCGAGAACAGCCACCAAGCCGGAGAACATGCAGGGCTTCCATGAGGATAACATGCTGTTCATCGTCGACGAGGCATCCGGCGTAGCCGAACCGATCATGGAGGCCATCCTCGGCACCCTGTCCGGCCCGGAGAACAAATTGCTGATGTGTGGCAACCCCACGCAGACCTCCGGAACCTTTTACGATTCCCACATGAAGGACAAGGGGATGTACCGCGCCCACAAGATCAGCAGCCGGGATTGTCCAAGGACGAACAAGGAGAACATCGAAGCCATGGAGCGCAAGTATGGCAAGCACTCCAACTTCATCCGCGTTCGTGTCGATGGCGAGTTCCCACTGCAAGAGGATGATGTGTTCATCCCGCTTTCCATGCTCGACAGATCGGTTCACGCCGATTGGGAGTTGAAGCGGCCAATCAGGATAGACATAGCCTGCGACGTCGCCCGCTTTGGCGACGATAAGACCGTCATATCCTACAAGGTCAATGAGAAGGTCGTGATCTACGACAAGAGCCACGGCCAGGACACCATGAAGACTGCGGACAAGATCGTCGCCCTCGGCATCGAGCTTATCCGTAAGTTCAAGTACAAGGGCATCATCCTGGTGCGCATCGACGATACCGGCGTCGGCGGCGGCGTAACCGACAGGCTGAATCAGATCAAGAGAAACAGTCCGGCCCGCTTTGGGTGGATGGAAATTGTGGCCATCCAGTTCGGAAAGCGCATACGCCATGCCTACTACTTTGACACCACAACCCTGATGTTTGCTTGCATCAAAGACATGATTTCCGGCGTAGACGAGAAGGGGCAGGAAAAGCCCGTAGAGCTTGTCTTGCCTGATGACGAGGATTTGATCGCGCAGATTTCCACACGGCGATACATGATGACCGATACCTCAAAGATCAGGATTGAGAGCAAAGAGGAAGTCAAGAAGCGCCTCGGTTCATCTCCTGACGAAGCCGACTGTGTGATGATGCTGTGTATGCCCGTGGCAGTGAAACCAAGGCGCGCAATCCCGGAGGAATGAGAATGAAAAAGCGAAAGACCGTCTTGTCATACATGACAGAGCCCGGATGGTACATCCTTAGCACCAATCAAATCACCGTAAAGCGATTGGATGGCGCGGATGAAATCATACGTCCATTCCATATCGTGCAGCGCATCAGGTGGATTGACTGCGAGGGGTTGCTCCGAAAGCTGCGGCGGCTTTTTGCTGGAGAGGTTATTATCAAGCTGCCTGCCCCAGGCATCCGCTTCGCCGCCATCGACAAAAGGAAATTCGAGAGAAACTTCAAGCGCGTAAAGCAGCCTCGAAGCCGCTGGGATTAACCATCAAAATGAAAGGAGCGCAGTACCGTGAGCGAGGAAAACAAAAGTCTCCCGGTGAAGATTGGAGTCAGGCTGATCAAGGCCTCGGAGCCGATGCCTGAAAACCCGATAACCAAATCGGACAAGATGACCAATATCCCGCCGGAAACTGAATACAACGCCGGCACATGGCTGTCGCATCCGATCAACTTTGATGGTCTGGAAGCGATGGTCTCAAACTCGACGATTGTTCCGCAGTGCATCACCGCATACAAGAACAACGTGACTGGCTACGGCATCTCGATAGATTACAAGGATGAATTCAAGCAATGGGACGAGGACGAGCACCCCGAGCTGGTGGAGGAATACTACAAGGTACAGAGGATCCTCGACCTCATATCCTTCGATTGCAGTGCTGATATGCTGTTTGGCAGGATTGTGGCCACGCGCGAGCGCTATGGCATAGCCTATATCGAGGTTGTGCGAAACATGGCTGGCGAGGTTGTTGAGTTGAGCAACATCCGCAGGCCGGGCACCATTGACATGACCAATCCACTCAACCCGTATGTAGCAATCAAGTATTACTACAAAGGCGAAGAACTCACGCGCTACAAGCGCTTCAAGAAGTATCGGCAAAGTGTCAACGGCGAAACCATTTACTTCAAAGAGTTCGGGGATCCCAGGATCATGAACATAAACACCGGCGAATACCTGGAGAAGGGCGAAACGCTCGATCTGCAATATCAGGCAAATGAGCTGCTCGCCATTCCTCTCGGCGACAAGCCCTATGGCGAGGTTCGCTGGATTGGACAGGTTATGAGCATGGACGGAGCCCGAAAAGCTGAAAACCTGAACTCCAACTATTTCGACAACGGCAGGCATACCCCGATGATGATTATGATCGAGGGCGGCACCCTCTCCGACGAGAGCTATGCCAAGCTGCAGAATTACATGAACGAGATCAAGGGTGCCAACGGCCAGCACGCCTTTATGGTGCTGGAAACCGAGTCGAAGTCAGCCGTGCAGGTTGCCGGCATGGAGGACGAACGTGCACCCAAGATCACGGTCAAGGACCTCTCGCCCATGCTTCAAAAGGACGAGCTGTTCCAGTCCTACATTGACAATTCGCGCCGGAAGGTGCAATCGGCTTTCCAGCTTCCTGATCTCTATGTGGGCTACACGACGGATTTCAACCGCGCCACGGCGCTGACCGCCGTTGAAACCACGGAGAAACAGGTTTTCATTCCGCTTCGCAAGGAGCTGGCGTGGATCATCAACCATGTGCTGCTGGCAGAATACAATCTGCGATACGTTGAGATCAGCTTCAGGGCCCCCGACGTCACCAACCCAGAGGACCAGGCAAAGATACTGACTATCGTGGAACGCGCCGGCGGCATGACTCCGAACGAAGCGCATCGACTTATGGCGACTATGGCCGGCGATACTGCAGAGGACTTCAACGGCGAATGGGCCGAAGTACCTCTCGCGGTGCAGAAGGCTCAGAAAGACGCGGAGAGCTCGCAGAAGCCCCCGGAGAGCGCGCCGGGCCAGGTGTCCGAAGAAGTCCTTGAGCAATTCGACCAACAGATACAAAAGGCGCTGGCGGCCCAGAGCAATGACGTCGTAGCCGTGATGAAACAAATCCGCGCCACGCTCGTCAAGTATGCAGGGGGCGAAGGTGCATGAAGCGCAATGTATGCTGCGCGCTGATTGATATCATCGACGCCTTTATCGCCAAGCAGGATGAAGATATCGCCGACGACCTTGAGCAGGCTGGTTATGAGGATACGGAGTGGACGAAAGAGCAGATGCAGGACCTTGAAGAAAACCTTGCGGCTGCCATGAACGTAGACACCGAGATCGTCGCCGAACAGCTTGAAAACTCCGACAGTCTCGACGATTTCATTTACAACGTATGGGAAGCCTATCAGGATGCGTCAGCCCTGGCCGATGACATTCAGGAGGTTATCGCCGACGGGCTGTCCAAGACGCTGCCCCGGCTTGTTTCTGACTATCTGCAAAAGACGGATACCGGCCTTGTGGCAACGGTGCTACGGGCGAGAACGGTTGGATGGGCCGCGACATGGTCAGAGGAATTGGGGCGCGTTATGAAGCTCAATTCCCACCAGAAGATCGGCTCCATCCTCGTGGACGCGCTTACAAATGGCAAAAGCGTCGCACAGGCAACCCAGGAGATCATTGACAGCGGCATCCGCGACAATTATGCCAGGGCAAGGCAGACGGCGCTTACCGAAATGCTCACTGCTCATTCCGTAGCCGCAGAGGAAGCTATTCAGCAATCCCCTGCCGTAGAAGGAAAGGAATGGCGGCATACCGGCAGCCGGCGCAACAAGCCGCGCAAGAATCATGTCGCCATGGACGGCCAGGTCGTTCCGAAAACTGAACCCTTCGACCTGACTGGCGCAGATGGAGGATCCTATAAGCCCATGCACCCAAGGGACACTTCACTGCCGCCGGGTGAACGCATCAACTGCCATTGTATTCACCGCGGCATTGTCTCTGCGGATATACTCGGATTGCCCCTCGAAGAGCGGAAGAAGCTGCAGCAGGAAGCTGTCAATTCCGATGACCGAAAGTGGGCGGTTGAACAGGACGAGCAAAACAAAGCCGCCTCAGGCAATCAGACCTACGGAAAACCCGTAAACTCATTGCTTCCGAACGGAAATGGTGGTATACTGGATCCGACCCGGACCACGACGCAGCGCTCACAGCCAATCGTCGATGCTGCGAATGCCATTGTCGATCAGATCACCAAGAATGGCGGCATAGCCCGCTACTTCTACGATGAGGCCGGGAAGGTAATGCTGCGCATCGACAACAACGACCACGGCTTCCCAAAGAAGCATAGATTCGGAAACGGCGGCGCCCACTACACAAGGGCGAAATACGATTCCGATGGCAATTTCACAGGATGGGGAGACAACCGCTGTCTCACGGCAAAGATGCGTCGGCTGTGCAGGAGCATTCTCAAAGAATATCCTGACATGATTCTGAAGGAGGGGTCCAGCGTGCTCGATATCGACGCCTTCATCGAGGCCATTGACGTCAACCACAGCGAGCTTTACCTCGAATACAATGGCAATACCTACATCGTGTCAGAGAGCATGGGGCACGGCCCAGCCGACGAGCCCATCAGCTTGACAGGGCCGGACGAACAGCAATTCGCCTGGGACGCCAACGGCGTTCTGAATCTGCTGCTTGACGGAAAGCCGATACGCTCCCTGGTCGATGAAATCAAATGGCTGTAAGCCAAAATCAATAATCCTCGCATGCTGTCAGACGCTGCGGGGATTATTGATTATAAATGCGATTCAACGCATTATTCCATAGCGTAAAGTGAAGAACCAAGAGATTCCATTTGACCCGGTTGAACTTGAAAAGATTCAAGATGAAATCAGAAAAACCGAGATAACGATAGTTGCATACTCTACCGCCATACTGGTGCTGCTAATCGTCCTTGCGGCTATGATCATCACCCACGTATGCGGCTGAATCCGTAGCGATAAATTGCGCCCGCGCTCACGCATGGGCGCTTTTTATATTCCCTTGTCGCGCCTGATTCTTTTGGCGCGGCGTTGGCAACTGCGCGAAAGGAGGCAGGCATGGTGTACAAGCTCACCAACCATCCCGATTATGCGGCAAAGGAGGTGAAACAGAAATGAGCAATGTCAATAAATCCTACGAGATCACGGATGCTCGCATCCAGTTCGTCAGCCTCGTTGACAAGGCCGCCAACAAAAAGAAGTTCCTGATAACCAAGCAGGAAGGCGACAGCGCCGGTTTTCAGACGCTCGGCAAGATTCTGAAGGTTGACACCGAGAGCCATTACGTCACGGGTGTGGTCTATGAACCGAATGTTGCCGACGCCCACGACAACTACATGACCGAAGCGGAGATTGAAAAGGCCGCCCACTGGTTCATGAAGTCTGGCGACAAGGTGGACATCCAGCATAGCTTTGAAGAGGCTGACGGGCTGACCGTGGTTGAATCCTGGGTGGCAAAGTCCGATGAGACCATTGAAGGTCAGAAGATCACGAAGGGCACCTGGCTGATGACCATCGAGATCAACGACCCCGACGTTTGGGATTCCGTTCAGAAGGGCGAGATTACCGGCCTGTCAATGGGCGGCGTCGGCAAGTACTCCACGGAAGACACGGATCCCGGCACCGGCAAGGCCGTCGAGAAGGCCGCGCCCCCTGCGGAGCCCGACAAGCTGACGCTGCTGGAGCATATCGCCAAGGCGCTTGGCTTCCAGGCGGCGGTTGAAAAGGGCGCTATGCGCGAGATGTTCGAGCAGCGCACAAAGGCGTCCGCGTTCTGGAATGCCATGTGGACGCTGGAGGACCTGCTGGCTCGGTGGGATTACTGGTCTGACCAGACCGTATTCGAGACTGACGAGGCCAAAATCCGCGAGACGCTGGAAGAGTTCAGCGACATCATAGAGACCATCCTGACCAGCGATGGCAGCATCACCAAGGCCCTCTATGATACCCACGACGATGCCGCTGCAGAAGCCGGCAGGGCGACGGACGAGCCTGTCGAGAAGGCCGGCAAGAAGATGTCCAAGGCAAACAAGGACAAATTGAACAGCATCGCCCAGCAGCTGATCGACTTCACCAAGGAGTTCGACGATCCTGACCCCGATGATGAGGAGGACAAGGACGAGGACACCGACAACGACAAATCCGAAGAGGAGGAAACCGATATGACCAAGGATGATATCCAGAAGATGATCGACGAGAGCATCAAGAAGGCCGCACAGCCCACCGAGCAGCCCGCCGAGAAGGTCGAGAAGGCTGAAGAGAACCTGACCGCCGAAGTTGTGCAGAAGATGATCGACGAGGCGATTCAGAAGGCTGTCAAGCCGGTGGAAAAGACCGAAGAGCAGCCCGCCGAAGAGCCTGACTCCGCTACCCTGGACGAGATTCGCGTTCAGAAGATGATTCAGGACGCCATCGCCAAGGCCATGCAGACCCGCGGCCTCCCCACTGCCCTGGATGACGGCAGCGTCGATCCTGTGGAGAAGGCCGAGGAAGTCCACTATCTGCACGGCATTCTGTAATGTCGGCAGACACCAAACACACAAGGAGGTAAAGAGCAATGGGTAAGACCAACAACGAGATTGTCAACAAGGCTGTCAACAACACCACCAATCTGGCGAATGGCGGCCTCCTGAACCCAGAACAGGCCAAGCGGTTCATCACCCAGACCTTCGAAAAGACTGTGCTGGGCGGCCTGATTCGTCACGAGCAGCACGTATCCCGTTCCGGCGAGATCGACAAGATCGGTATCGACCGCCGCATCCTGCGCGCCAAGGCTGAGGACGTGGACGACGGCTACCGTGCTACCGTCAAGCATGGGAAGCTGCTGTATCAGACCACCGAAGCGCGGCTGCCCTGGGAGATCACCGAGAACGCCCTGCGTGAGAACATTCAGGGCCAGAGCTACGAGGCGACCATCACCGACCTGATGACCACCCAGCTGGGTATCGACCGTGAGGACCTGCTGATCAACGGCGATACTGCTGTCGCCAGCACTGACCCCGACTACGACTTCCTGAAGCAGAACGACGGCTGGATCAAGCTGATCAAGGCCGGCGGCCACACCATTGACCGCTCCACCGTCGATTCCGGCGCGCTGGCCGATGACGTCTTCTACAAGATGCTGCTGGCCATGCCGAACAAGTTCATCGACAACAACCTGCGCTGGATGATGGCGCCCAGCATGGCGACCAAGTGGGAGGAGTTCCTCGTCAAACAGGCCCGTACCTCCGGCGGCGCTGTTACCGACGGCATGATCAACAACCCCGCCAAGCATCCCATCCTGGCTGTGCCGAACTTCCCGGTCGACAGCATCCTGCTGGTGAACCCGAAGAACCTGATCGTCGTCGATACCCACAACGTCATCATCCGCAAGACCACCGAGGGCAAGGAAGCCATTTATAAGGACAAGCGGTTCTACGTTGTGCATTTCGATTTCGACGCCCTGGTGGAAGAACTCGACGCGACCGTGCTGGCCTACGGCCTGGCCTAATCCGGGGGTGACAATATGATTCGTCTGCGCTTGACGCATGGATTGAGCCATTCCAATGGGTTCGTTTCCGCGACGTGGAGGAATCCCGAAGTCACCGTCGATGACGAAGCCGCTGCCCGCTACTGTGTGGACAGCGGCTTCTTTGAGATCATCGGCAGGGATGGCGATTCCGAGCCGGGTCAGAATGGCGTCCAGGAGCCGCCGGAGACCAGCCTTGGCGCTAACACGTCCGACGCTGAAAACGCGCCGCATGAGCCCGCTGCGCCCGGACAGGGCGATTCAGACGGCGATCAGGAAGATATGGAGGGCATGACGGTCAATGAGCTCAAGGCCTACGCGGCCACTGTTGGCATTGACCTCGGCAAAGCCATCAAGAAGTCTGACATCATCGCCATCATCCGCAAGGCAGAAGCCGAGTAAAGGAGAGATCGGCATGGTAAAGCGCCCGTGGGTTTTCCCGGATGAAGTGAGGGAATACAGCAGCTACGCGGATGTAAAGGCCCGCGATGATGAAAAGTTGGATATCGATATCCTACGAGCAGAGCAGGCCGTGATTGCCTACACCAACAACAAGCTTGAGGGCGACGAATACACGGCGCTTCCGAAGAACATCAGGACCGCCGTTATCCTGCTGGCAGAAAACTTCGCGCACGTTGCTTTCCAGGCATCGAGAGAGTACAAGTCAGAAACCATGGACGATTGGAGTTACACGTCGAATGATTCACGGATTTCGATCTCCGATCTCGGGCTCGAATCGCTGCTCGACGAGTACAAGCAAGCGGCATCAAGCGGGAATGTATTCTTCCGGCTCCGCAAGCTGTAGGGGGTGCTGGAATGGCCTACGAGTCTTTTCTCGATCATACCTGTGACATCTATCACGTCGTCAAGGATGACGCCAGTCCCGGCTACAATCTGCGCTCCAGCCCGACCTTCAATTACCCGGAAACGCCGGACGAGGTCAATGTGCCGTGCCACTTTACCCAATCCGGCTCCGGAGGCACCATGAATACCCTGGTTCAGAATGAACCGAAACACGACTACGATGACCGCATAAAGGTCAACTTCCTGCTGGACGCAGACATCCGCGTCAACGACAAGGTGGTAGATCATCGCACTGGCATGATCTACTATGCCGAGCTGCCGCGTATCATCCGCAACCATCACAAATACGTGTTTGTGAGGCGCGATAGAATCGAGGCGGCGCTGTAATGGCAGAAATCACCATCGACATGAGCGAATACGATGCGTTTTTCCAGCGCATGAAGGAAGCCGGAAGCGGTGCATTCAAGCAAGAGCTGCAGCTGTTCCTTGAAGGACTCGGAAATGAGTTCCTGCGCATCGTGCAGGATGAAATCATCAGTGCCGGAGCAGTTGACACCCGCCTCATGCTGGCATCGTTCAGCAAGGGCGGCGGTGGGAACATTTGGGAAATCTCAAACGGCGGCCTGACCCTGACAGTCGGCAGCACGGTTGAATATGCGAAGTGGGTCAACGATGGCCATTGGGCCAACCCTTCCGGCGTTTCCGTTCGATTCGTTCCGGGAAGCTGGAGCGGAGACCGTTTCGTTTACTCACCCGGCGCCAAGGGCGGCATGATTCTGCGCCAGCAATGGGTTGAGGGCTACCATTATTGGGAAAGCGCAATCAAAATTCTGGAGCAGATGGTGCCTAAGTTCCTCGAAGCAAAGCTCCAGGAATGGCTTGACAGATATTTCTCCATGTTCTAAAGCCAATCTATCTATACCTGCACGCAGGCGCTTATACGCGCGAGCGTCCAGGCCTTTTTTATGGGGGTGATGTTTATGCGTGAGATGGAGCAGGAAGAAGCGAGCGCGGCAAATTTCATCAACGAAGCCGTTGGTGAAGACGTGTCGCCGTACTACTGGGAGATTCCGGCCAGTTTCCTCGTTCCTGCCGTCTACTATCCCTCGCCAAGCATCGATACCGCCGGCGACACCCTGGACACCTACAGAGCATCTTATATGTGGCTGATCAAATTCTTCCACAAGACGGATGCGGAGGCTCAAAATCTGGCACGAACGGCGCTCTTGGCCATCAAGGACGCCCGCAATTGCATTCCAGTCTTGAACAGCGACGGATCGCCGGATGGAACGATGCTCCGCGTGCTCGACCCGTCGATCAAACAAGTTGAACGCGGTGCGTGGCAACTCCAACTGCGCTGGGATAGCCCGCGCTACTACGACGACAAGGCCGAATCTGGCGGCGAATCCGCAGATCGCGCTGTGAAGTCGACGAACCTCTCATTCACACTCAACGACATTCCAGACGCCATCATCACAAGAGAGTGATCGGCATCAAAGCAAAGACCGAAAGGAGGATTGTGGCATGAAGAAATACGATCTGGCCGCAGAGGCGGCAGAGGTTACGACCGAGAAGGCGGAGCAGGCCGAGCCCAGGAATGTGGCCCGCCATGAGGCTGCCTTTACGGTTGCGCAGTTGCGCCCGGACGCGCGTGTCTTGTTCGGCATCTCGCAGAGCACTTACGACGGCGCTACGGATGGCATTGGCCCTGACACGACGTTCACGGTCAACGCCATGCGCGAACACATCAACAAATGGTTGAAGGAGGTAAATTAACATGGCAGGTGGAACTTTCACCCTCTCCGGCAAGAAGGTGCGTCCCGGCACCTACATCAACGTCAAGAGCGGCAAGCTTGGCAATGTCTATGTCAATCTGGAAGGCGCGGTGGTCATGCCGCTGATCGGCGCGGTTTACGGACCTGCGAAGGAATTCATCCGGATCGACGCTTCTGCGCCGGACGCCAACTATTCCAAATTCGGCATGTCCATCTACGACGATGACCCCTGCATGCTGCTGATCCGCGAGGCCATGAAGGCGTGCGGCACGCTCTATGCGTTCATTCCCACGTCGGGCAACAAGGCCACGGCGACGCTGGACAGCAAGCTGGTCTGCACCGCCAAGTACGGTGGCACCCTCGGCAATAAACTGAAAGTCGCCGTTGCAGCCAATGCGACGCTGGGCGAGGGCTACTTCAACGTCAATGTCTATCTTGATCAGACCCTGGTGGAATCCCATGCGGGCAAGAAGACCATCGGAGACCTGGCCGATGTGAGCGAATACATCGACTTCGCGCCGGCCGCCGGCAGCACCGTCGAGACCGCGCTGACCGCCGTTGCTGCGACCCCGCTGGCCGGAGGCACCGACGCCGCCGTGGTCAATGCGGATTTCACCGAGATGCTGGACGCAGTTGAATCGCTGGATTTCAACGTGTTCGCATTCCCCTACAGCGTAACCGCATATTCCGGGCTGGTGACGGCCATCCGCAGCAAGGTCAAGTATCTGTGCGAGGACGCGGGCAAGGATGTCTTCGCGGTGTTCAGCGGCGTACCTGCGGATTCGGAGCGCATCCAGAACGTCACCAACGGCGTCATCCTCCAGGACGGCACCGAGATCACCCTCGAAAAGGCCGTGGCCTTCATCGCAGGCGCTGCCGCTGGCGCGGGATATACCGAGAGCAACACCTACCGGCGGTATCCCGACGCGGTGAGCATCATCGGGCCGAAGACCCACGACCAGGCCGTGAC